CTATTGTTGCTATATAAGAGCCTTTAAACTTTCCTGCATCTCTTGTATAAGCTTCAAACGTCATAGAAGATATAAACTGCTTATGTATTGCTACCACACCATAATCCATACAATTCCAAAACTGTAAATTATGCAAACTTAAATCATTCTCAGGTGTTTCTGGATCTGTTGTGAAAGCACTTATTGGTAGTTTGTCAAACATCGCACCATAATCTGGTAAGTAAGTTTCAAAATAGAAAGCTCTGCCGGGCATTGATTTACATGAAATCCAAACACCTTTTACAAACTCACCATGTCCATCTTGATGATCTCTTAAATATTCTCTTCTGACCCATACATGAATTGCAGGTAAATTGCAGATTAGTTGTGACACTTAGTATCCTCTATTAAAATTCATTCCTCTAGTAGCTGCTCCACCACCTTTCATTTTAACAATACCACCTTTTTTATAATTTTTTGTTGCAGAGGTATTTCCTAAATCTCTTTGTCTTCGATGTAGCTCTAGTAGCTGTTCTGTTGTCATTTTAGAAAAATCATTTTTTTTCATTTTAGAGAAATCTAATTTTTCTTTTTTCTTATTTGCAATGTCAGCATCCATATCTTTAAATGCTTGATCGTGAGCTTTGTTAGCGTCTAATATAGGTTTTTTATTTGCAATAGCAGCTAACTCGGCTTTAGATTTTTTACTTCTAGCGTTTATGTTAGAGGTTATTTTAGCCATTATTTTTTACCTTTTTTATTTAACATTCCACCTTTTTTCATGAAACCCATTTTATTTCTTACAGGTGTAGGTAACTTACTTAATCCTTTTTTGCCTTCAGGAACTGCTTTTAACTTGCCACCATCAGCTTTTTTAACAACTGGCTTCTTCTTTAAGACAGAAGGATCTTTCATTAATTTTTTAAATCCCTCGCTTTTAATTCCTTTTTGCAAGTTCTTCTTTAAAGATCCACCACTAGCTTTTTTAAATAACCCACTACTTTTTCCTGCTTTATTCATGATGCTTATTAGCTTGTCTTCGCTAATTGACCCTCCACCTTTTCTAATAGCTTTACCAGTAAGCTTGTCCATAGCTTTGCCAACGTTTCCTACTTTCCCGCCTTTTTTGTATCCTTTTACAGCAGGTTTTGTTTTTGTTGTATACATGCTACCACCTAATTTTTTTGAAGTAGTTTTTTTAGGAGAACCTATGTCCATTCCTCCACCACCTTTAGATTGTTTTTTCTTATTTGTATTTTTAAATTTTTCTTGAATAACTATTGGCATAATTAAGCTCCATAAAATGTGTCATAAGGTACGAATCTAGCAGACGCGCTCTCTGTGTCTTCCCCTGCTGCTAGTTCAAACTGGAATTCATATTCCTGTTTAAGAGGGACAACTCTGTTTGCCACTTCAGGTCTTTTCATAGCTATATAATAAGCTAATCCAGAAACCAAACATGGAACAAATCTAGGTGGAACAAATGATGTTGTTGTGCCATCTATTCCAGAAGAAATTCCATCTATTCCAGCAATTCTAAAATAAGATAATGTATATGTATCTGCGCTATCTGGTACAGGCCAAAACGTTACTGTTGTAGATCCTGCAAGTCTTTGTATAAATATTTGTGTAGGTTTTCCTGTAGAATTTTTTGAAGATTGTTGTGAATATGTAGAAACACTAACTCTTGTTAAGTTTGTGTCTACTTGATTAGTTCCTGTACCAGTTCTAATTTGATGCTCTATCACATCTACAGTATCTGCAGGTAAAGTATAAGTAGCTGTACCAGCTGTAAGAGCTTGAGTACCTGCCTCTATAGTCCAAAGATTCAACCCTCTATTCTGCCATTCCATAGTTAATATATTAAAACTACGTCTTGCGTTTCTTAGATCGTTACCAGTTCTAAGTTCTAATCCTGCTCTTTGATAAGCTTCTTCAAAGATATCTGGTATGTCTGGAACTACTACTGCCATTTAAGTGACCTTTCTATAAGACTTCGTCTTTCGTGCAATCTTTGTTGGCTGTTTAGCCACTTGTTTTCCTGCTCGAGTTGCTTTGCGCTTTTTAGCCGTAGTGGAGGCGTATTCAGAGGCTGATAAAGCTTTAATCGCTTTCGCAGGTAAGTAACGCTCGCCTGTTGCTTTCGGCCCTTGTGTACTAGGTTTACCACTTTTTGTTCGCCATTTCTGTTCACCCCAAGACTTTAAACTCCTTTGTGATTTTTTTAATGGCATAATAACTCCAAAAGTTAATGTTAACTTTTATTTCTTGTTCATCCAAGCTGTTGTGCCCATATAAGCGCCAACAATACCAGCTCCACTTAAATAAAACAGATTACTTATATCTGCCAAAGCTTTTACTCTTTCTACATCTACAATAAACATAGCTAATGTAAACGCTCCCATAGCTACTAAAGTATATCTTGCCATCCTTAGTTGAGCAAGTTGTTTCCTTAATTGTGTTTCTGTCTCTTTTATAGCTTTAGCATTTTCTATTTCTGCATCAGATACAACGCCATCACCATCTAAATCGTATTCATTGTACTTGCTTGCTGTCTGTAATTTCTTTTGTTTCATTTAGCTATACTCCTAAGACTTTCCATCACAGAGTCAATCGAAGGCTCAGAACCATTAGGATTAAGAACACATTTAAATTTGCGAACACAGCCAATACTCATGTCCTGAAAGGATAGCTCAAAGGTTTTGTTTGCGCCTTGATATATACAAGCAATTTTATCTTTATAGGTTTTTTGTTTTTTCAATCTACATAAAGTCATTGTAGGAAGTATTATTGTACCATTATTAATTTTTTGCTGTCTGGTTAAATCTTTAGATTTATATTTGTATCCATCTGCATGCGCTTTATTAAACCATATAGATGCAACTAATAATACAAAACCTCCAACAACTAACACCAAAAACAACCAAGCAATACCTTCACCTATCTGTCTTCGTAACTGTTGCTGTTTATAAACAGTCTGCTGTCTTTGTTTTCTTATCTGGCCTTCCATCTGTAGAAGCTCATCGTAAGCTTGTGGACCATGGGTAAGATTTAAAAACATCTTGAGTTCGTACCTTTGTTCCTCAAGTTTCTTCTTGGCTGCATAAGCAGCGAGAGCTGCTTCCTCAATAGACCCAGCTTTAAACAATTTGCCAAACAGGGGAGGATTTTTAGCTTGTTTTTCCGCATTATCAATATCAGAGACAGCTCCCATCCAACGACCTATGTCTCCACTCATTTGCTCTATATCTCTTGCAGCTGCGAAGCCAGATTTTATAGCATTAAAAGCACTATTCGCAACTCCCATTGCAACTGATATAGTGATTGGATCCATTATGTGTCATTCCTTATTTGTAGCCACCACCTGCCTTTTTGTAGGATTTAGCCATCATTTGAGCTTTTCTAGCAGACCATTGACCGGGTCTTCCACCCTTGCCACCTGCTTTGATTCTATTAAATATTTGTTTTCTCATTCCGGGTTTTGTGTAGTTACCCGCTTCATTAACTTTACTTTTGGCCTTGCCGCCCTCTTTCATAAAAACAGGAGTTTGTTTTGCTTCTCCACCTTTAAATATTTCTCTATTTAATTTTTTTCTTCTATCTGTTGCATGTACCTTGCGTTTTTCTCCAGCCGCACCAGTAAACCCTTGTTTTGTTAACATATCTGCAACTTTAATAAAGGATGACATTTTATTTTCAGATTTGTCTTTTCTTATTATGTTTCTAGCTTTATCTGTTAATTTCTTCTTTGAAGGAGGCCCAACTTTCTTTGTATTTCCACCCTCTTTCATCTTTATAGTACCTAGAGTCTTTGCCTGACCTGCATGTAACTTAGATGCTTTTTTTAAACCAGTAATAACTTTTTTTAACTTAGACTTAACAGGTCCTCCTGCTTTCATATTAGAGCCATCATCATAATCATTTGATTTTCTCAGTATCTCTAAATCACCAGCATCACTACCTGAAGTTAAAAATCCACCTGTTTTTAATCGTGTTACTTTCATTAAGCTCTCCTGTTAACCTTCTTTGCTGTTTTTGTTCTGGCAAATGATCTATTAACTGACTTAGGCTTTACTGCAAGATTTTTTCTTTTGTTATCTTTAGGGTTGCCATTCTTATGTGATACGTCTTTTCCATCGCCTTTAGTTACCTTACCAGCACTCTTCATTGTAGAACGAGCTGTATTCCTGCTTGCTCTATTTTTTTTCTGATCTGGTTTTTTGTGATACTTATCATACTCACCACGATAATTACGACTGGGCATCTTGAATCTCTTTTAATTCTTTTACCCAATCATAACCAAATTTACTTTCCCATTGCACATCTTCTGATATAACAGCTTGGCATGTTGTACATTTAATAGTTGTTGCCTCTGTTTCCTTTATCCCTGTTTTACAAATAGGACATACTTTATCAATCATTACATAGCCCTCGTTTTACCCTTCATAGCACAACCGTCTATAGATCTCTTTCTTTTAACTGGGCCACCAGCCATCATGCCTGTCATAGGAGTCATTCTGTTTGACGTACCTTTTTTATTAGCCATTATCTGTTGTTGTGCTTGAGCTTCACGCTGCTCCTTAGTGAGAGGTGCAGCCATAGGTTTTGGCTTTGCCATTCCCAGCATTTCAGCAGTAAGACCTTTGCCTTTCATAATGCTGTATGCAGGAGAAAATGTTTCTAACATCTTGCCTATATTTTTCTTTATTACAGGTTTCTTTTTTACATTCTTCATCCCTAATAGTTTTTGTCCTATTTTAGATATTGATTTTTTTGTAGATATTTTACCACCACCTTTTGTTTTGTAATCTGGCATTTTGTTTCCCTTCATCTGTTGTTTCATTGATGCTCTAGATATCATTATTTAAGTAACGCTAATAATTCTGTTACCGCCCCTGTATTAGTTACGGCTATTACTGCCAAAGCACCAATCAACATCCATTTAGCTTGAAAGACTGCTCTTTTAATATCTGTCATATCTGATCTTAATTCATCAACATGTTTTACTAAGTAATCTTGTTTAGATTTCCATTCAGCAAATTCTATTTGTAAAGATTGGACATTCTTTTCCATTAACATTTCCACCTTCTTCTAGCTTGTCTTAAACGACTATTAGGATTGGCTGCAGCTTTAGGAAACTGTTTCATTTGTCCTGCTGATCTTGCACAATATGACTTACGTCTTTTAGCTGACTTACTACCGGGTTTAACTTTACCAGTTACGGCTGTCTTTAGCTTAGATCCGGGATTGTCTTTTCTATATTTAGCCACACCTTTCTTGGTCATGCCTGCCCCTGACTTGGTAGGGCGTTTTTGACCACCTCCTATGGTGT